TGGAGTTTGGGGTCCCAGTCAGGAATGTTTCCTTCCACATGTTTCAATTGTCCTAAAACTGCAGACTCGGGGAAACACCCTCCAACTAGTTTCTCGTATCGCGGGTCCCGTGTAGAGCAGGGAATAGGAACTTTGGTGGGTTCTCCAAAGTGGGCTTTGGCATCGTTGTAGCAAAAGGTGGTGTTGTAACCCACTGATCTCGGGAGTGATGGTGTTTTGAGTTTTGGAGAATAACCAAGAAATTCCGTTCTTTCAGTGTCTTGAATGGTTTGTCTATCGAAATTGTAGACGTCTTCAAGAGCTTCCTTTTCCCAGTCAGTGACAAGAATCTTAGTTCCCAAAATGTCCATTGTATACGTTTCCATAGTTCCGATGGTAGACTGCGGAATCGGTGCGGAGTTGTCGAGAAGACCTATGATGTACTCTTGGGTGATGAGAGACACCATCGCATCCGATGAGGAAATACCGTTGTGTATTCCAAAAATTCTCCTGCTGTTGCCATTCTCCTGCGCCATACAATAAGCTGTGCCGCATTCACCTCGGTATGTCCGAGCGTACATTCCTGTAACGGTAGTGAAAGTGACGGCAATTTGATTGCAAACAGGATCATAGTGAGGGTCATTTCCGGAATTCCACAACTTGTCTGGAACTAAAACGGCGTTACCTGATCTCAATAGCCGCATGGAATCGATTGTGGTGGTGTGGACACAAGGACCAATCTCTTTCAAATCTTCCTCAAGTATTATCTTAGAGAAAATGTCTTTGAACTGGATGGCTCTGTCTTCGAGCTCAAAAATTGCAATATCCGAATCTTTGTCAGTACGAATAACTGTGGCATCATTGTGGAAAACACCTTGTTTAGTGATGTATTTCACTCGAATTGCAGTTAATCCCCTGGTAGTATGGTAATTGCAGATTCCAAGCCTCCCCTTGAGCATTAGACCTACAGAAGAAAACTTCATGGGTTCTCCAACAACCATTGGTCCATAGGTATAAACCTGAACGTAGTTGTTGTATAACATGGCATGAAGTGCTGCTGCATTTCCATGGGGTACAGGGTAATCCTCTTCACAAAGCATCTGTGCGTTCTTGGTCACAGGCGTGCGAGCGAAGGCTCTCGTGACATTTCTCTTAGTAGCAATTGAAGAATCTTCGTACTGAGGTCGGTGAGTTCGGGTAAACTTCTTGTTCGTCGGTCTCTTGGTGTTCAGAGACGCATCCTCATACTGTGCTCTAGGTTCCTCGTACTGGTAGGTGACAGTGTCTGGGTGTTCTAACACTGAGTTCATCACATCATCCAATTCAATACCTTCACCTGCCAATTGACACTTGAGGTGTGACTTGAAAGCGGAATGGACTGCAATTGCAAGTGCATTGCTTTGGTCCGTGGAACTGTCCCAGATTTTCTGGTAAGACTGAACGTCAATTCCCGCCAAGTTCAGATGAGAGTAAACGTGTGTCAACCCTGCATTGAGAGTGACTCTGTCTACACACACTGTTTGCGGAGTGGGATTTGCTTTGCT